GGATGATAACCTCACAGACCCAGTGTGGGAATCCGTCAGTATGAAGATGAAGAAGTATTCTCCATTCCTAAATATTGATGTACCCAAATATAAAATTATCTTGAAAGAAGTTGTTTTAGGAGACAGATGAGTTTCTTTGATTCTGAAGTAGTACGTGCAGAAATGGTTGAGATACAAGAACTTCAAGAAGAAGTTTATAAAAATGTATTCTCATTCCCTAGCATGGACAACGATGAGAAGTTGATCCATATTGATCTCTTAGAAAAACTGATTGATAAGCAGAAGATTCTCTACACTCGTTTGAGTTTGTCAGATGATCCTGATGCTAAGATGATGAAAGATCAAATCGTAGAATCTGCGACGATGATGGGTCTCCCTAGAGGGACCGACATGAGTGTGGTCTTTAACAATATGTCTTCGATGATTGATGTCATGAAAAAACAGATTGACGACAACGACTTTGACATGTAGAATATGAAGGTACACACAAGCCAAATCCAACTAATCTTAGGTAATCCGAATGTCCTTTTCCGATCTCAAAAAGCAATCCTCTCTTGGTTCTCTGACTCAAAAACTGGTCAAAGAAGTTGAGAAGATGAACAATACTTCTGGTGGTGCAGATGAGCGCCTCTGGAAACCCGAAATGGATAAGACTGGCAATGGTTATGCAGTCATCCGTTTCCTGCCCGCACCTGAAGGGGAAGAACTCCCCTGGGCAAAGATGTATTCCCATGCATTTCAGGGTCCTGGTGGATGGTATATTGAAAACTCCCTGACTACCCTGGGTCAAAAAGATCCTGTGTCTGAGCACAACCGTGAACTCTGGAACAGCGGTCTTGACTCTGATAAGGACACCGTGCGTAAGCAGAAGCGCAAGCTCTCTTACTATGCCAACATCTATGTTGTCCAAGACAAAGCAAACCCTCAGAACGAAGGCAAAGTCTTCCTCTACAAGTTTGGTAAGAAGATCTTTGACAAGGTGATGGAAGCAATGCAACCTGAGTTTGAGGATGAAACTCCTATCAATCCTTTTGACTTCTGGCAGGGTGCTAACTTCAAACTGAAACTGAAGAAGGTCCAGGGTTACTGGAACTATGATTCTTCTGAGTTTGATCGTCCTGGTCCTCTGCTTGAGGATGATGATGCTCTGGAAGCACTGTGGAAGAAAGAGTATTCTCTGGCAGCACTGACTGCATCTGACCAGTTCAAGACCTACGAACAACTGGACAACCGTCTGAAGATGGTTCTGGGTCAGAAGTCTCGCCCCATGGTTCGTGACGAATCCTATGAGGACGAGAGCGAAGGTCGTGGTTCTTTCACCCCTAACTTCGAGTCAAGCAAGCCTCCTGCACCTGCAGCAGACTTCAATGCTCCTGACATCACACCTAAGTCCGCTTCTAGCGAAGACGAAGATGATGCTCTGAGTTACTTCCAGAAACTCGCTGAGGAGTGATCACTCATACAGTCTGATATTATCAGCACGCTTCAAGGTTTCACTCACATATTGGGTGGAACCTTTTTTATATTCCATCATATCCTCAAGGTCATCTATCACGACTGGAATATATGATTGTTTAAGTAAAAATATATTTCTTTTTTTCTCCTGAAGATTTTCTTCATATTCATAGTTAGTCACCTCTCTTGCCATGTTATTGGCGGTGATAACTTGATTAAGTTTTCCATCATAATATTGAACACCGAAGTCAGAAGGAACCTCAAGACCCTCTTTTACAATGGTCACTCCAATACTATTTTTTACTTCAAGACTTTCGTAGTGATGAATACCATTGAATAATGTGTCATAACTACCATACTTCGCTAGACAATATCTATCAAAGTCCAATTGAGATAATGGCCATTCGGTTTGTACGTTTACAATATTGTTTGATGTAAGAACAATCCAATCAAGGGTGGAATCATTATACACCTGTGCTGCTACATTATCTGGTCTATCATCACCTTGTATTTGATACTTAGTGAAGAATGCTAAATCTTGAAAAATGTCATCACGAATAATCCCCTTCTTAAATAAATTCTTTACAGTAATATAATCCGATATCTTTGCATCAGGAAGTCTGCTAACATATTCAAAGTCAGGAAGTCTAGAAAAATAGTTTGACATTTTAGAATCCTATCTCCGAATAACCTGAACCATTACCCATCTCAGCTAATGTATCAGCAAACAAGAATCCAGGGAAGTCATCACCAGTCAGTGTAGTATCATAATCTCTGGAGAGAACTGGATCAAGTTCAGTAAACTGCATGGTAACCCTGTATCCGTGCATCACGCCGTCTGGGAATGTTGCATATGTCCCTTGGGGGGTGTAATCAACATTAAGAGATCTTAGAGCACAATCTTTGAACTTATTTATCTTCGTATGTTCCATTCCCCGATGCATATATTTTAGCTGAAAAATCCTTGGAGACTTGAGGAAAAACTGACCATCGGTGGTCTGGGCAACCATTGATCTTTTGAATAGATTGATTATACCAATAACCTGATCAGCTTCTGGTCTACTTCTCGGAAGAAAGAGATATGTGAAAGAAAAGTTTCTAAGAGTTGGATTGTTGAATAATAACTCAAGGTTTGGATTGAGTATCCGACCACCAAATCTTGATTGAATGGAATTAACTGTTTGGTTTCCTGCAAAAGATCCGAGTGCAGACTTCGCGGCGTAAGATCCTATCAATCCAGTTACACTCCCCTCAGCATTATTAGCGGTAAGTCCTTGTACCATGTTGCTCAAAGTACCACCTTTCATTGAACCCACTGCTTTCCCGTCGTCATCTTTCTGCACTGCGTTTAAAAACGTTTGTAAAGCAGCACCTTGAAGGAAGTTAAGTGAGTTGTTTTGATAATCAACTATTGTTTGATCACTCGCTCCCCCAATAATAGGTAGAGTTACAAAGTCTGCTTTGCCACTTATTCTTGAACTTGCAGCATTTTGGACACCACCTTTAAACTTTCTAGGCAGTCTATTAAATATTTTTATTTGCAAAGTGTCTTGATCAGTCTCATCTATATCAAGTGGATATCTAAATGATGATGGTTGTCTAGGAGGAGCTTGAACGCCTGGTCGGGGGGTTGTTGGTTCGTCAGCGTTGAGTTGATTATTTTTCTTAGATGGTTCTAAGTTAGCTCTCTGATTTTCTGGGACACCTGCAGATTCAGGACCAGTAGATTGCCAAGCTTGCTCTTTTACATTTTTGTAAAGTTCAGATTGCCTCGTATTGTTAGCACCGTTCTGATTTAACTCATTTGAAAACTCAGCTGGTGCCACACCATCCATTGTTGGATACTCAGGATCAGAAAATCTATATTTGCTTTCTCCATCTTTTAATATCGCAGCTGGTTGCCAGTTATCTTCTTTAATAATATAAACAACTCTATCTCCACCTATCACTTTACCAGAAGAATCTTGCTTTGGATAAATGACTGATCTGTGATATACTTTAGTGCCATACTCTGGTGTTCCAGGTTGCCCTAAGACAGGATCATATCCATCTTTTCTTCCAACAAATGTGCTGGATGTTTTTGATACGATTGCACCAGATTGAAACTGTGCCGCACCACTTTTTACTTCACTTGCACTGCCAGTTTTAAATGGCACACTCTTCCATCCAAATAGTGGTTCTTTTAAATCATCTAATAGATCAGATGCTGTTGCCATTATAGTTTTTTATCTATTTAGTGATAAACTTTCCATAATTTACAGACAGTAAGTCATCAAGTTCCTCTCTCTTGACGATATAAACTTGACCTACAATCTCTCCCCAAGTATATTGTCTAGTCTCCCTATGATGAAAGTTTGTTCCACGGAATCCCCAAGCAAATAAATCAGTGACTGCTACTAGAGGATGTTGATCATATCTTAAGTTAGGAGTCTTAGCATTGTATACGAAAGTACAGAGTGTTCCAACATCTGGAATCGGTGTCACCGTATCGCTGAGTGCTTCCATGATGAACATCATTTGTTGTTCCTGATCCATGGTCTCACCATTAAGAATATCCAGGATCGGTTCGATGCGGTTCATTTGATTCCGAGTTCTCTCTCTGTTATGATCTTAAACTCTATTCTACGATCAGCACAATACTCTTGTGCTGCTTTCCACTTCGCTTGATTGACTGCGTAGGTTTTGCACTCATAGATATATGATTTTGTCACTCTTGACTTTTTCTTTGGTGGTGCAGTCTGTTTCTCTGGTTTGACTTCAACAACATAGGTTT